AAGAAGTTATTTGTCTGAGTGAAATTTTGTGAATTTGCCCATGCAGTTCCGGAGTTCATAATCTCCTCACGAACTTCTTTATTGTTCTCCGTCATTAAGTTTGGATACTCTACAAATATGTCGCTTACTAATGTTTTTTGAACATGACCTTTGTAAAAGCAATCTCTAAAATATGGGTCAGTAGTTTCGGAGTAAACCATGTCAATCGGGTCAACATATTCTATCAAAATTCCTTTGCTTGCGTTGAAACGATTGCGAACCCATGCAACTCCTAATTCCACCAAATCTCTTTTAACCAAACGGTCTGTAGTCAAGTTATACGCATTCTCTTCCATTACAGTAGCTATTGCTAACTGATTTGAAAGACAATTAGAAGGTTTCCATTCCATTTGTAAGTGAATGTCTAATTCTTCTTTATTTAAAGGGATTTCGTCAATAGGCATACTTGCAATATCCATCCCAAAATCTTCTTTAGCCTTTTTGATAATTGGTAAAGTGTTTTGGTCAGATTCTATACGTTTTCTATACGCTTGCTTATTGTCCTGAGATACGGGGTCTATTGCTTTGGCGACAATACTGTACGGTCTGTTTACCATTCCGTTGACAACTAAATCAACGATTTTAGGCAAAGTAGAAAGTGATTTTTTACTCAAATTAAGTAATGAAACGTCGCCGTTTGTACCTAACATTGGGTAGTATTTCTCCATTTTTACTTTCCCACTGGCATAAACTCTACGCTCCAAGAATTCACTTTGATTAGCGTAAAAACGAGATTTCCCTACTCCTCCGGTATGAAACCACTCCGATACAATAACATTCCCAACAGCCTTTCCAAAAGCAGGGCTTGATTTCTTTTCAAAACTATCCAAGTGGCTTGGGTAAGATATGTTTTGTGATATTTTGTACTCGCTTTTTTCTGCTCCCATTTTAGTTGGTGTATTGTTTGAATTTTATACTTACTGCTTTTGTTGCTCCTTTTGGTTCCATATAAGGCTTTCGGTTTACAGCCATGATTGCGTAACCTGATGCTATTGTTGCATCAAAATCTGTTCTCTTTGCTACATTGAATTTTGACCAATCTCTCAAAGTCCTATCGAACGGCATCGAACCCATTTCTCCCTCTTCTCTTATTGCAAATGTGTTTTGACCTTGTACATAGTTTCCAACGTATTTATCGATGTAACTTTCAATTCCAGTCCAGTGTGCATTAATAATCTCTTGTCCGGAACTCGGCGCTCCTCCCAAATCTCGTTCAGTCTGAGAAAGCTTATTCATTGGTTTATCAAAACGATTGATAGAATATCCTCGATAACCTCTATTTCTAAAGTGTAATAAGAATCGAGTTTTGTTACTCTCAATCAAAGCCGGCATACTGTAAAACACACAAGCCATTAAGCAATCCTCAAAGAATATCTCAGCAGTTTGCGGTCTTGTAATGTATTCTAAGAAGAAGAAATTACTCGGAGCATCACGCATAGTAGTTCGGGTTAATCCTAACATTGCTCCTTTCGAACCTCCGCTATATTCTGATCCGTTTTCTGTATCTTCAAGTTTACTTCCTTGTACAGAATCTTGGTCATACGTATCGACTCCAAAAGCGCCTAAATCATCATTTTCCGGATGCTTGCATACATGGCCAAACTCATTTCTTCTATTCACCCATTTATTACGCATATCCTCCGGCGGTATCCACCCAACAAGAAAACGTCCTTTTTCAGTTGGAGTCCAAATCACTTTTGTGTCCGGCATGTTATTTTCCCAAGAGAAGTTTCCACGGGTTAATGTTTTTCGAACATCGTATAATTCGTTATGCTCTAATTGGGCATTTATTTTTTCTTCGTCGAAAATCGATGAAACTGATTCATCCCTAAAAGCATCTACTTTTGTAATCGGGTCCAATCTCCTGGCATTCCAATAGTTCTTTTCTCCAAGTAGTCTTGCTGACTTGAATTCATTTTCTAAGTACTGTAATGCTCCGTAGAGTTTTAGTTCTCCTTGAGCATTCACAAAGCTTTTTCCAGTTTCTACTACTGAATGACAAACTCCATACTTATCCGTATAATCTTCGGCATTTTGATGGGCCGGTAAGAAATAAGCGTATAGTCCGGTGATAGTTCTTCCGTTATCATTACGCTTCATTACATTCGAACCTATGTCCATTAATTTAAAATCACTACCTCCTTTATTTAGCGGATTTACTGTTGAGCCAATGAATGCTTTTCCAATAACTCTACCCCCTTGAATCATAGTAGGTTTGATATTCGCCCAATGCGATAAATAACTTAAATACTCCCATTTTGAAGCCTCATCACCTAAGTACATGTCAAGTTTTACGGAGTCATAAGAAAGTACGGCAGTAGCCCTGTAATCGACTGTTGTGTTTAGATAATCAGAAGTTGATGTGTCTTTAGTTTTTTTAGCTGCTCTCGAATTATCCGACGGCTTCCCAAATACCATTTTCTTAATATCATCGATTTTACCTTTCACTACCGGTTGGAAGAAAAATGGTAAATTCTGAATTACATACGAGTATTTTTGAAAAGCAACCGCAGCATCTATATCACTCTTAGAAGTGATTCCTATTTTTTGATTTTTGGTCGTTGTAGATAATTGTACCAAATGGTCTAATGCCATCTCGGTAAATCCGGTACGACGTCCTTTGGTAAAGAACATTCCGATACATCTTTTGTCCATAAGGCAAGCTTTAGCGAAATAATACATATTCGCTTGTGCCATTCTGAACTCTTTGTATCCGCCGGTATCCGCCATTTGATTCCATTGCATTCCCATGTAATGCTCCGGAGTAAGGTAAACTGCCTTTCCATTATTCATGAACCAAACTCCTTCACGACGGCGTTTGAATTCCTTTAAAATAAACTCTGCAAAAGCTTCTTCGGTATCCGGATTAAGGCCTTTTGGCATCTCTGCTCTTCTCCAATATTGTTGCTCTTTTGGGAGCCTATGATATAGAATTTCTGTTTGTTTTGGCTTTTTAGGAAGCATGATATTCAATCCGTCCAAAGTGATAATTTCACCTTTCGTACCTAACGGGCAAATCATTACACTATCCGTTTCTACATCATACCATTCTTTGTGGTAGTTTTTGATAGGGTAGAACTCTTGGTTAGCAAATTTCTCCGGATAACCACGCTTAAAATCTCTTTCGGCCAAGTCAAATTTATCGGCTTCGATTTGGTTTCGTAGCTCTAAATTTCCGGAGTTTATATCCGTTATGGCTTTTAAAATGATTGGTTTAGAGCGAATAGCATTACCGTACTTTTCGGCGTCTAATTCGCTAAAATTGATTTTCTTTTTTAGGGCTTTTCTCAGTACTTCAATAGAGTTTTCTCCAGCGCTGACTAATTCAATAATGTAGCTTTTTAACTTTTCATGACTCGGAGAATTTGGTGAGTTTTGCCAAGTGACCAAAAGTTCTTTAATCGCAGAAAACGAATCAATCCTTGATTTCACTAATGTAGATAGCTTATCATCATCAACTTTTGACAAGTCAACGTTCAACTCCATACCAACTAAGGCATTTTGTATTGATAATTCTATTTCTTCACTCAATCCTTTCATATACACAAAGATATAAATTTAACGCTTACAAACGTTTGTTGTCGTTTAAAAATGGCAAACGCAAATTATATTTCTAATTTTGCAAGGATTCTACTTGTTCTCATTCGATACAATCGCTCGTTATCGATATTAAATTCGTACTCACAATCAGTACCGAAAGCTATTTTATCCCCAACGTTAATCCCTTGTTTTAAGAGGATATCATTAGTGTACTTTACAAATCCTACGTGTTCTAATTCTGTGGCTCCAATCCACTTCTTTTCCTCTACTATTGGGGAGATGAACACATATTCGTCAACGGCGATTTTATCTTCTCCTCGAATGATTAAAAATATCAATTCTGGCAAAACTTGGAAAAGATTATCTTTAATATGAAAATCAGATTCTCTCGTCAACCCTTGTCCGTCAAAATACGTTCTGAAAATATTGTGTTGCACAACTACATGGTCGTCAACTTGGATATTTCCTTCATAATTTAATGGGAGCGAAACTACTACACCTATACGATTTACATTTGAAGCGTGTTCTATTGAAGTATTGGTGATAAGAGTTTTACCGCCTACTTGCTTAGTATTTATGAATTTCTCCCCATTCAAAGGAGTTACAATAAATCTATCAGTCATTCTCATAATTAGTCAATAAAGTATTGCACATTCACACGGTCACTTTTTGCAATGTCATTCCAACGCTGTGCCTTATCTCCGGAGCCAATATAAATTTCGTAGCAAGTTTCCGTTGCAATAATTTCAAATATGGTACGTTTTTCAAGTTTACCATTTATAGGTAAATGTCTTTCTTGCCCTACAGTATAAACGAATGGTTCTCTCCCGAATATAGCTTCTGTGATTTGTCGTATTCTTTTATCTGCCATTTTTTCTTTTTTTATTTGTTATTTTAAGCGCAATCTATTACTCCGATTACTTCTCCCGAAGAGTTTATTTGGTATCCAAAAGCCAATGAAATCCAATAATAAGTACCATCGCCCAAAAATGGTGACGAAAGTCCTGAATTGTTATGAATTATATCCCCCAAAATTGGAAACGGTCTTACCGCATACAATGACAAAGGATACGTAGTTGGTATTGATGATGATGAACAAGCTAAATAAGGCGTACTATTACTGAAATTGATGTTATAATACGGTTCCGGACTTGGTCCTATTGAGCAACTTGTAATATTCGACACATAACCTGAACTATCTATTTGCATCGAAACTCCGTCGGTGCCGTATTGATACCACAAACCATAACCCACAAACGGATTTGTCAGAGCAGATTCGGTGAAAACTCGCATACCTGAAACAATAGTACTTGCAGAAGAAAATAGTGATGTAGGGAATGTAGTTTCGTCACAAGCTAATGATGCTGACGTTCTTCCGGTCGTCGAAAATCCATACTCATAGTAAACTCCTGGAGCCGAAACTTCATTCACAATACTTAGAATCATTTTTTTAAATGGGTGCATAGCTTATACTTTAGTGTTTCCAAGCAACGTGTAAACCTGAGTAGCAACATCTCGCTCTAAATAAACGCAATCATGCTGTCTGTTGATTCTAAGCCCACTTATTGCATTTTCTATCGTAACCCCCGAAGCTCCTAATAATGAAACTTCTCCGGCGCCTTTTCTAACGAACCCAACATTAAACTTACTTCTCAATCCGGTTGACGGAACTGTGATTGTTATATTCGAGGAGTTTTTAAGGTTTATGACGAAATTATTATCAGAATCCGCAAGCGTAAAACTTGCACTTGTTTCTCGTTGTAGGTTATTAGAATTTATTTTACCGTTAATATGTTCGGCTTTCCAATATCCATCTCCCACATGAGTGAATCTATACGAAACATTTATAGGAAGAGTAATGGACGAAACATAAGAACTCACATCTTCAACGGACATGAAAGCAGTATTTGCTGAATTTGCACGAACTACGATTAAATCACTATAAGTGAATACTACTATTTCTTTTCCTATCTCAGTTGTGGTTGGTAAATAAGTAATTCCATTCGTAAATGAAACGTGATTAAAGTCAGACGGTAAAACTGTTGGGGTAGCCGAAGCAGAATATGTTGAAACAGTTTTAGGCACTACTGTTGCATTTGTACCATTTGTTCCGTTTGTTCCATTAGTTCCTGCGACTCCTTGCGGACCGGTTGGACCTTGAATGCCTTGTATCCCCTGAATACCTTGCGCTCCTTGTGGTCCCGTAGCACCTATTGAAGTAGGTAATGTGATAAAATCAGTCGTCAAAACTACCGGTAAATCAATACCCACACTTCTGTTTTGTAGTTTCAGTATCGACTTTACGCCATTAAGATTCACGATTACTACATGATATTGGTCAACAACGAATACCGGATCTAAATTATTTAGCACTGCTGCATGAGTAGCGTATAAACCTCCTGAATAAGTAATTTCAGTAAATCTCAAAACGCCACCGGTTAACGGAGAAAGCCCACTTATAAAGTAAGTTTTCAGTTGTCCGAGTAAAAAGTTTTTCGTTTTTTTCGCTAAAGAGTTTCCATCAGTTCCTATCAAGGAATCTAAATCAGAAACATCTGTATCTACAATGTAAACTACATCATCACTTATTTTTGTCATTACTCTATCTTTTTATATTAAATATCGATACATTATAACCTATCCAAACTGTTTGATTCGTATCAAAACTCCCTGATATTATATTTCCTTTTCGATTCTGAAACATAATATTTGCTCTTAATTTAAAAGCATCTAACTGTGTAGTATTTCCGACTTCAACTCCCGCTAAAAGTCTAAAAACTGTTTCTTTCACCTTTACCGGAACTTCAATTTTCTTTTCCTTTATTTTGTAGTTTGGAGTGATTTCCTTCACTTCGCCTTGCACGATGCCATCGATATTTATAATTATATTTTCATCTTCAAAATTGCTTGAGAATTTATTTAAGGTAGATACTTTTTCAAAAATCACATCCTTTGTTGTACTATCAGCTTTGGCGAAATCCTTTTTTAGTTTTTCGTTCTCGGCAATTAGTTTTTTATTGATTGGATTTTCTTTATAAACCGTTTCACCTTT